CAAGGCTAGAAGATTGAATGGAGAATCACTCTTTATCAAGAACGTAATCAACAATACTTCCAAGTACATCAAAGTTGGTGGATATGTTGACAGATATGATTTGGATGGCACAGCATTTGAGTTTGATGACCCCTCCGGTCTAAATGTAACTGGCGTTGTTAACACCAATTGGGAAGAAACATATGCATTCACCATTGGAACCACAGGAGCAACCAAGAAGTTCTCTCTGTCTGGTGGTACTGGACAGAATTACACTGGTGATAGAACTGGTTTAGCAGGTATAGGTTACGATGTTCTTTCCGATTCAGAGAAGATTGATGTCAATCTACTCATGGCAGGTGATCTCACTGGAGCAACTGAAATTCAAGATATCAGAAACATTGCCGAAGATAGAAAGGATTGTGTGGCTTTCTTCTCATGTCCAGTTGGAAGAAATGGAAATAATTTAACCGATTCCGATTCGACAAAAGCACAAACTTGTATAGATTTCAAGAATAGCTTGGGTTCAAGTTCATATTGTGTGATTGACTCTGGTTATAGAAAACAATTTGATCCATACAACCAAATCTATCGTTGGGTTCCACTCAACGGAGATACAGCTGGTCTTTGTGCAAAGACAGAGGCCAACTTGGATGCATGGTGGTCGCCCGCTGGATACAACAGAGGAATTTTGAATGGTGCAGGTTCTCTTGCATTCAATCCAAACAAGACATATAGAGACAGATTGTATCCCAAGGGAATCAATCCAATCATCTTTGACAAGGAACAAGGAACATTGTTGTTCGGTGATAGAACTGCTCTCACCAAACCAAGTGCATTCGATAGAATCAATGTTCGTAGATTGTTCATCGTTCTAGAAAAAGCAATTGCTACTGCATCTAAATATTCACTCTTTGAGTTCAATGACAACTTCACAAGAAGTAGATTTGTTTCTCTTGTAACGCCATATTTGGAAGATGTTCGTTCCAGAAGAGGATTGATAGACTTCAAGGTTGTCTGTGATACTTCAAACAATACACCTGAAAGAATTGATAGAAACGAGTTCTGGGCTGATATCTACATCAAACCAAATCGCTCGATCAACTACATTCAGTTGAACTTCATTGCAACTAGAACAGGTGCTAACTTTACTGAAACAGGTGCATAAGAAAATAACTAAGGAGAAATAAATATGGCATTTCAAGTCAGTCCAGGTGTAAATGTAAGTGAAATTGATCTTACGACTATAGTCCCTGCTGTTGCAACAGCTTTGGGTGGAATTGCCGGTAACTTTGAATGGGGACCAGCAAAGAAGGTGGTATTGGTAGATACCCCAAAATCATTCCGTGAAACATTCGGTGAACCAAAGAATTGGAACTACACTGAATGGTTGTCAGCGGCGAACTTTCTAGGATACAGTAGAGCTCTACAAGTTGTTCGTGTTGTAGATAGTTCCGCTTATGGTGGCGGAACAGCATATAATGCTTCTGTGGAAGCTAGTGTTGTTGGTTTTGGAGATGGTAACGGATTCGCTGCTGAAGGACTTACCAATGATACATATCCTAGTGGAACAAATCAAACAATTTACAATGAAGATTATAGAGTTTCAAACAATGTAGGAATTATTGCAAGATATCCCGGTCAAAAGGGAAATTCCCTCAAGGTAAGTATTTTTGCTGGTAGAGGTGATACAGCTTCTGGTTCAAGTGCAGGGTTCACTGCATGGAGTAGTAGTAATAGTAATGTTATCAATAATGGAACAGGTACTCTTTACTACACCAACTTTGGAACCTTTGGTGACGGATATCCAGAAAGCACTGCAAACATTCAAGCACTTGAAGGTGGTGCTACCACAAATGATCAACTTCACCTTTTGGTCATCGACGAAGACGGTTTGTTCACTGGAGCAAAGGAAACTGTTCTAGAGAAATGGGAAAATCTTTCGATATTCCCCAGTGCTCGTCTTGAAAACGGCGAAAGTGTCTTCTATAAGACAGTGATCAACGATAGATCGAAATATATTTACATTGGTGGTGCAGAGGATGTTCAAGACGAAAGTGCTGATGATGATTTCGAACTTCAAACTGGAATTAGTCTGACACTTACAGGAAGTGCTTTCGGTACAAATGACGGATATATTGTTAATTGGGGTGGAAGTAATAATGACGGAACAACTTATGTTCTTTCTGGTGGAAAGAAGTATTCACTAACAGGTGGTGCTGGTCAAACCAGCGATGGAAAATATGTTAATGCTTACCCAGCTAGTGATCCCGATGGTTACAACTTGTTTGAAGATGTGGAAAGTTATGATGTAAACCTTCTCATAGGTCACGGAATAACCAACAGTCAGGCACAATACATCAGAGATATTTGCGAAGCAAGAAAAGATTGTATGGCATTCTTCTCGGCAGTAAACAAGGATGAGTTTGCTCTTGAAACAGATAAGGTTACTGCTTGCGAAAATATCAAG